GAAATATATTTCATAATATATTTCTGTTAGTCTCTTGAATCTCAAATCGACTTGCTTTACAACCCAAACCTCTCAAACCTTCGAGTTCGTTAGTATTTGGGCGCTTGGACGAGTGATCGTTGCATTATCGAATTGAGTCTCAAAGTGATTTTAACTAAAGGATAATATAGTGTCTTACTGCTTTCGTACGCAGAACTCACTTTGATTGCCGCTTGCGGCTTTGCCGCGCGAGAAGTCTCGCCCCGGAGGGGTCTTTACCCTCACCCGGGACCAGCTGTCTACGGACAATAAAACCAGATCTCTCATTATTCTTGACAATTGAAAACTTCTTCAATTGAAATTTCAAGAAGAGAAATCGCTGAAGCTTACAAACCTTCAGTTGAAGAACCCTTGCTAACAGGAAGCGGGCTTTTGCCCTTCCGGCCTGCGGGTCTTCCCTTGCTCCCTGCCGCTCAGGCAAAGCCGAACTGCTTAAGTCACAAGTGTGCCCGCGAGCCCTTGTCGACCAAAAGCCTTCGCACAGCAGCTTAACAAGCTCTGACTGAATTCCCGGTTGTTCATTAAGAGTAGTAATACTCGCCGAGGAATCAAAGAAGTCGCCTGAGAGTCAACCTCCCCAACTGGGGCCCACCAGGCGCGAGAAAATCTCTCACAACAATCAAAATCAAGACCATCCAAAACAAAAATTTTCAGAACTAACAACTCTGACTGGAAATTGTCTCTTCAGACAATAAACCCTAAGTGAACAATTTGAAAAATCCCATTTGCCCACTGGGCATTTGGCTGTTGCCAAATTAAGTTCAATCTGATCCACCGAAACCGAAGTTAACTGCAACCCAAGTGTAAGCTATCGCGCTGCTTGGAAGCGATCGAAGCGGGTCTGGATTAACTTCCTAGCCGTGTTTGGTCATCTCTTCGAGCTCGTCGAGCTCAGCCGCTGGTAGCCACTCCAGTGTCAGTTTCGCATACTCATACCCTCTGAAATACGGGGATTGAGCCACTGCACTTTCTGTCGGGTTCCTTGGGAGTCTAACCTGTGGAAACCCCACGGGCGATAAACCCAATACCTGGGAGGGGACGTTGGAAACAACAGCCTCCTTGCTTTGCTGCAGAAGAGTCTCACGATTCGCTTCTGTACGAACGGTGTTGCGATCTGTGCCAACAGACGCGCTTTTGAATTCAATCACTCAAAGGAAGATTGAGATAATCAATATCTCTCTTCTGATTGAACAATACGATCAGTGTTATAAACAAACCATCAAAACAATCACAGAGCAGCCACAGGCCTCTGAAAAACAAACAATCAACCCAGCTCAAAACAGCTGTGACCAAGCTTAATTAAGCTTTTCTGTCAAACAAAGAAACTCTCAAGAACCTACGTAAGCCGAAAGAACAACCTCTCGCATAGGCACTCTTGATCGAAGTATAATTTACTTTGTTGAACGACTACTCTCAATCTCACATCCCAAAATGGTTATGATGAAAGTTTACCAAAAGGGCACTCGCCCACAAGTCAAACAATTCCAACTGACTGATGAACTCCCAATGATGTGGATCCCTCGCGAAAACATCCAAGCACGGAAACCACACATTCACCATAAGATCGTCCTCGGAGATTATGAAACAGTTCAGACAATACCACACTTCTACTGTACTAATCCCAGACCTCTTCAAACAACAGAGTTCACTCAATTTGACGCAAAATTCAAACAACAAAATGTTAGAAAATATATTGAAACTGAAGCCTACCTTTATGCTACATCCTACATCGAAACTACTGATTCCGCTAACACAATAACACCAAAGCCAATCAAAGTAGATTCAGATGTGATGAATGCAGCTCCGTATATGTTCTCCACCGTTTCAAAACACAGGTGTATGAGCTACGTGAGTAAGTGTGTTGACTTCATCCTTTCATGCTACGGTATTCCATCTTATACTAGCAATTATGATATCCCAAATCTGGCTGGCCTCATGGGCGTTTTACCATCAAACGTAACCCTTTACGAGACCAATGAATCCTGTTCCGACTTGACCATTCTCTATCAAGAAACTCAAACTAAATCTGGACCCATTGGACATGTTGGTATTTACCATAAAGGACAATACTTTGGTACCCAACCAATCACACATGTCACCAAGAAATTTGTACTCTGTGTTAACACCAATGCTGAGTCCCACGATGAAACCTTCTACCAAACAAAAACAAAAGAAGTAAAATCTGAATTAAACAAACTAACACCTTACACTACTCCCAAACAAGGTACCACACAATTTTTGACTAAGCCGTCAATTGTGAAACCGGTCATTTGTGGAGATGTAAATTATTCAGCTAGTACGGTAGAGTCTATCAAACGTGAACTCCCAAATGCTGAAGTGTTGATCAAAGAAATGAAACAAGTTAATGAACCTCGCCAATTTTGGCCTGTCGACCCTACTTCTGTTAACAGCCGTGCCATACTAAATTCCACCAGGCCTGCTGCATTTAACATTGATAACATCGTAGCCACCATTGACCCATCACAAATTCCAAACTGTTCTTTAGATTATACCAATCAAGGACAAATTTCATGGGGTCAACCAAACTGCTACATACAGGGTTTTGCAAAACTCACTCGCTACCTTCATGCTGGCGACTGTCTCAAAAACATCTTGAAAAATTGCTGTCTCAAATGCTATGACGATTTAAAAGCCTATCTATTTGACCAATCTAACGGACCAATCCAAATTCACTCCCAATTTACCTTCCATTATTTACAACATATAATAATGACGAAGGCTTGGTGCCCACAATGTGAATTCAAACTGATTAACCAATTGACTGATTGTACTTGCAAAGAAGCCCACCACGACATACGAAAAGCTATGTACAAGTGGCAACAATTGCACCGCCTTAATCCATCTACCCATCAATTCGGTACACTTAAGTGCGGAAATCACACATTCAAAAACCAACCAAATTCAAATTATTCTAATGTTGAAATTCCCTATTCAGGACGCTCATTTCCCTCTGGATTGAATTATCACCACTATCACGCTAATATCACTCAAGCTGATGTGCACACTCTTTCAATTCGCAAACGTGAAGGAAAAACACTGAAGTATATGAATACTGAGTGTTTTGGAAACGAATGGCAAGAGGTGAAAAGAAAGCCTAAACAACGCCAAAATGGACAAAACGGACAACGCCAAAACGGACAACGACCAAATGGACCACAAAACCGACTAATGCGCAATTCTCGATCACTGAATATCCTTGGCAACAAATTCACCCAAACAACGTGTAAATTTGAAGGCCAACTCTATTCCCATTACCATTGTAAAGAAACTGAAGAAACTTATGTCTTCCAAATGAAAAAGAACAAAGGTAAATGGTACAATTTTGAATCGACTGCAAATGAATGGAAAGAACAAGACGGCTTACCTTTCACAGAATATTGTATTCTTCCTGAGGTATCACAACCCAATAACTGCCAAGAATTCCGCCAAGTCTGTCTCGATCAAGGATTAGTTGAAGCCCCACCAGCGCTCCTATCCTACCTCGTACCACAGGCATATTATGTCCTCCGACAATCTGGACATTTTGCTCTGTGGAACTCAGGCACTGGCATTGATGTGTGCACTGGAACTTTCATTGAATTTGCACCCTATTCAGAAATTGAACGCGCATACGTACTTCCAGAGTCATTCGTCGCTTTAACACTTCTAGCTGACGTGCCTCTTCTATTTGAAGAACGTGAAAACCGCGCAATACCAAAATGTATTGAAGAAACTGAACAATTCATCGATGACACTTTTGCCATCTCTAGTGAAAACGAAGATGAAGAATGGGAAGAAGGTTCTGAAGTTGAAGAAAGTTTGGAATATGACGAAGATCAAAAATTCCAATATCAAACTCCCTCCCCAGCTCAAACTGAAACTATCAATTACGTCCCACTTAATGAACGATTTGACTTATCCCGTGAATCAGGCCAATGGATATTCGAATTCCTCACGCAGCTGTCTCACTTACCACCATATGAGAACACTGATAGAGGTTACCTCAACCAATTTGAATTGATGTGCTTTGAAACAATGATTAAACACGGACTTCCAGCTACCACAGCTAGCCAATTTACCCATTTTTGGATACATGGACCAAACCATTTGAAATACCAACTTGCAGTACCAGCTGCTGCCATCGTCGCACACCTTGACGATCAAACATGGTTTGAACACATATCCAATCAATTTGTTCACTGTAAGATGTTAAAACCTTACATGTGCAATTATGATGTAATGGACAAACAAATCAATGCTATCAAAGAAACCATAAATCAAGGCTTTGTTATTGACACTCCCCTTTGTGACTATCCAATTGAGGAAGAAAGACCAGTTCCAGTTGTAGACTTCGATTTCGAGTGTAAGGATACCATCAAACTTGACACTGAAAATCTTGTTACCATCCCAGAGTCTATAACTGAACAAGAAAAGAATTATACCATAGTCGAACAAAATACAACCCACTTCGAAGAAGTGGCTATGAACCTTTACGACTATGTGAAAGACAATCTGCCAGAGTCCCTCAAACTAAAAGAAACGCCCATCAAAGGAGCTGATTTCGTTGATGTTAAGACTTGGCAATACAAATGGATTGAACAAAAATTCCAAGATGTAATGCTAATTGATGTAAAACCACAACCCCAAGTACTAAATTTATATCAAACTGAACATATCTCCCTCATGATTAAACATGGTGTACTTGATTGTATGGAATATGACGCCCTCTCCTACTTTTACTCCCTCCGCGATAGCGAGGTTGAAGAAGAACCACAAAGGAAAGACTGGGCTGATTTGCTGTACGCATGGTCCGTGGCATCGGGCAATGACTGGCTTACAAATCTTTTAAAGTGTGAATATGAATACCACTTTGATTGGAAAGCCCGCTTGCTAACAGCCTATAACAACTTGACTTCCTACTTTGACGAACTTGATCAATTAAATCAAGATTTTAATAAACAGGAAGCAGAGATTGAAGACTATGTGTCCCCACAAGAACAACAATTCACCCATGCTATGAACAAACTGTGTGCCCACCTTGATGAACTGCAATTAAATCAACTGTTCATGATCAAGCGAAAACAATACCTTGACGAACAAATAGCAGAACAAGAAAATTTGGCAGACCAATTGGAAGAAGAAATTCAAAACTTCACATCTCACAACAACATCGTGAGTGAAGGTGACCAATCAATGGAAACAACCCATGAAACTGCACAAATGGATAACACACAGGAGGAAATGGAGGTGGATCAAAATACCGAAACACCCCAAAGTACTGAACAAAATGTGACTAATCAATTAAATACTGACTTGACAAATTCTGATGAATACAAAATATTCCCAAATAGTAAATCAGTTCTTCATAAAAATGAATCTTACAAACAAGCCCAACAAACTCCATTAAGATTTGGTGATGATGACACTCTTTCATCCACTGAAATTACTAATTCTCCTCCCTTATCGTTTGGTGATATCCCAATGAACCTTGTTGATGTAGAGTTGGACCAACAAACTCCATCAGCATCTGTTCAAATAGAAACACCTATGGAAATAACACCTCCAAAAGAAAAACGATCTTTAAAAAAGAAAATTGTAAACAAATTAAAGAAAACTTTCACAAAAACTGAAACATCTTCTGATTCTGATATGGTTTCTGACCCACAATCTTATGATTGGACTAAACCACCCGAGAAGCAGCCTAAAAGACCACCCATTAATATCTGGGTACGTGCTGCTAAAGAATTAGACTTTAAATTGTCATCTACCAAACAAGTTACTAACTACCCCAATGTTCGCATTGGTGATTTTGCTATTGTAAGAGTCAAAATGCTTAACATACCAATCCAGGCTCTCCATGAGTCCAGATATTTACCAACTATTCTTGAAGCTAAAGAAATCGGTGATTCCACATTTCTTAAATGTGCATTCCCAGATAAACCAATCCCAATGACAACTCTCAATTGTAATTCGGCCATAATAAGAACAATGGCTATTAACATTGAAGAGACATTATACTCAAATGGCTATCGTCCAGCCAAATTCAATCCTCAATTAACATATATTTTTGAGGATGAAATTCTGTGCTACGATTTCGATTTGGTCAATTTTGGTTTCGTGGATTCCTATGCTAAAGATATTGCAACTTTCTGGGACTTGGACATACCTTTTAATGGTACAAAAGCAGATTCTTATAATACAATCCTTGCTTTATATGGAAACCAACCAACGGCTATTGAATTTAACCGGACCACTCTTAAAGGATTTATCCTTCAATCATTTGCCCACCAAAATGGACTTGAAATTCTAACAAAACTTGGCAAAGGCTCATTCGGATCAGCTTATCTATGCGACTCCAAACGTGGATTTGTCGTTTTGAAAATGCAAACTGATGCTGAAGCTTGGGAAAATGAAATTGCCGCAATGCAAATCATTGAAAATAAACAAAACCAACCTGACTATGAGAAGTTCAAAGTTAATACCACCAAAATATATCATTGGGGTGATGTTCCGTGTATAGTTCAATACTATTTCACCGTTATGGAATTCGTTGACGCGTGGTCTATTGATGTAGCTTTCAACAACGAACTACTCAAAGATCTCCCTATCGAAACAAAGTTAAACATCTTGGATCACCACGAGAAAACAATCGCCGTCTTGAATGAAGAGTTTAATATAGACCATAATGATCACCATACACAAAATATACTTTTGACTAAACAAGATTTGACTTACTATCTCATAGATTGGGGTTGTAGTGTTGACTACGATGCAGACCTAACACCGGCTCGCAACGTGGCTTACTTATATGATCTTGCATGTGTCCTTCTCCTTGACCAAGCTGAAAGTGAACCAGTTAATGTATTAATTGAAAAAATGAAAGATTACAACCAACACAACTATCTTTACCATCCTGATTTCGCACAATTTAAAGAACATATTGATGCTAAATTCAGAGATTTAGATTTTGAAGATTTGACTGAAGAATTGAATGCTCTTTCCCAAGAAGTAGAAATTGAAGTTCCAATTGAAATTGAAAAACCAAAACAAATACCCCTCTCAAAACAAAGAAAACAAACAATGAAAAGACGTGAAAAACAACTTGTCCTTAGCGACACTTCTAGTCTTGAAAGTGCACAGCCATTAAACCGTAAACCACGTCCCAACAAGGTTAAGCGTGCTAAACTGGCCTGTGTTGTAGAACATAGTGATGTGGAAAGTCTCCATGAATCTGTCTACTCGAATGGTATTGATTCTGAACTTGACGTACAAGAGCAACATCCTATTGTAATCCAGTGCTCAGAACAATCCATCGCCGAGGAAATTATAGAGTTTGAATTAGACCCACTTTTGCCAACGCGGAAACATCTATCAAATCTCAAACCAACACAATTTGGTAAAATATATCCAGATGTGTATGGTTATGACGAATTTGAGCAGTTTGGCAATGGTACTCAATCCAAATGCTATACTGACGGAAACTTGGTAATCAAAGTTATTGAAGCTAATATTGCTAATGACAATGAATTGAACCACACTATGTTTAAAGAATGGACTTGCTGTGAGGCAATTGGCATTTATGCCCCGAAACAAATTGAATGCTTTTCCACTAGAACACATCTTTTCTACGTAATGGAAAAAGTCAAAGGTAAAGCCCTTATAAACATCCCACCTAAGGAATTTACCCAAAAGGATATCAACGCATTTAACATCTTTATGCGGAATTGCCTTACCACCTTCGAAGCTCATGATATTTATCATGCGGATCTTAATGGTGGTAATGTTTTCTATGAACAATCTACTGGCCTTTTCTATCTAATTGACTATGGTATATGTGTAACCTCTCAACTACGCAATCTTTGTCTTGCTGGCTTCTTAATCGTTCAACATCACTTCTATGGTAAACAACGATTAACATATCTTGCTGCTGTCGGCTTAACCTCCTGCTCACTTGCTTATGATACTTGCTTTGATTTCCTCCAATCTTTAATTGGACGTTGTATGTTCCCTATAGATTCTGATGAACAAACCATCAAACCAATCATACAACAACAAGACTACATCCACCTTATAACAAAATTGGCTGAATTCGATGAAAGTGGTGCTAAATTGATTAACATCTTAACTGAGAGATATGCTACTATGCAAAAATTTTCACTTATAATCAAAGCTAAACAACTCCATTGTAATACAGCTAATATTCTTAAACTGTTTAACATCAAGTGTGTAAGAACAACTCGCAACTTAGGTGCACAACTCAACAATGTCATAGATAATAAAATCCGTCATCTGACTGTTGAAGACTGTGCAACACTTTTAGAACTCGTCCTTGCGTCACAACCTATTACAAACAAAGGCCAACGTGACCCTGACATGAATGTTGCAAACTCTTACACATTAAGAGAAGTTTGGCATCGTATGAAGAAATATCATTCATATATTCCCAAAACAAAATTCTTTGAACACACCTATGCATTTGGTGCTGATTTAGACATAACAAACCTCCAATTTATTGGAAAATACCCCAATCTGACTGCTGCTATAGGCAATGTACGTCTCCAGCTCAACCTTCCAAAACAACAATGGACAGATGCTGATGTTGATGCCTATGCACTTGAAATCGAAACAATTATGTCATATGCCCCCTTTAAACTCCAAGCAGCCAAAACAGTCAAACTTGACTCTGACTTATTTAATCAATTGGCTTTTTCTTCTAAACCTTATACTATTAAAGGCTTTAATAATTCTTGCTTTGTTCAAGCTTGTGAACCTATTCTTAATGCCGCTGGTATTTATTTCACATCTGAATCTGAAGCTCTCCTTGCCACTTCTTATAAATCCATCCAAGGCTGTGCAATGGAACTTCTATCTTGTACACTTCCCAAAAGCGTGCTTAAATTTTCTTGTGATAGACATCCTCTGACTAAACCTTCTACTAAATACGAACCCTGTTGTAAACAGTGCGTAACAATTGGTGATCCAGAATGGTTAACCCAACACGGTACTTCATTTAATATACTCCCTCTTGCAACACCTCATGGTATTGTAAATTTTCAACCACTATTCCACCTTTACTATACTGGTAATGGTCAGGTTGGCCATTGGGTTTCTTATGAAAGACAAGGAAAGAAAATCATCAAGCATGATATGGGAAGTCATAAAGAAGTTGAAAGTATACCAACGGAATGTAAACTTACGGTTTATAAAAGAATGCAACCTAAACCAGTTGAGATTACTCGTGTAATCCCTGGCATTAAAATCATCAATGCCGACATAAAATCTCTTGAAGGTGTGGTTGTCAACTCAACTGGCGTTGATTATAGACCGGGTGGTGGAATTGATGGAGTCATTTATAAGAATGCTAGTGAAAACTACAGATTGAACCATGACCTCTTCCATCAGGCATGTTTAGATCGTAAAATCACCACTCAAACTCCTATCTTAATTACAGAAACAAACTCTCCAAACTTTGTGCCTAATGCAGTTTGGATGTTTACTGTAGATACTAACAACTATCTCACCTCTCTTTCTCAAGGTTTATCACATATGCTTGCTAAAACCCCATCTTTAATTATTCCACCCATTGGTTGTGGAATCTATGGACAATCTATTGAAATGTTCGTAGGTACTGTTGCCTCCTTTGCTAAATATGATATAACTATCGCTACTAATGATCCTACTCATTATGCTGCTTTGATTAATCTATTTCATGGTGAACAAAATAAAACCACATATAACCAATGTGATAAAGGGCCGAAGCATCGCCTACGCAAACCCAACACTGATGTTAGAAAAATTGCACATCAAGTTATTGCAAACTTGAGTGCTGAAATTGTTGTAGATTTGGGAATTGGACATGGTGGGGATCTTATGGCTTACAAGAGCAATAAGAAGATTGGTAAAGTTGTAGGTGTTGATAATGCTGTTGAGGCTTTGAAAGAGTGTGCTCGTCGCATGGAGGCAAACCATATGACTAAGGTTAACATCTTGGAAATGGACATGCATAGCCGTTTGACACCAATTTGGTTGAAAGAGCAGAATGCTGATGTATGGTTTTCTGATTGTGCACTTCATTATTTTGACTTGAATATCCCAACTGACCACCCTCAAATTCATATTATACCATACTACAATACTAATTACTACCACTTGTTTTCTGATTACTTCGAAGTAACAACACATGAAGTAACTCCTCAATCAGTGGAACATACTCTGTCAAATCCTACAATCAAGTTTACAGAAGTTTTACATAGTATTGACTATTGGCAAGCTAAATTCCCTTATGCTAAATTTACGATCCTCAATCAAATAAAACCAACAAATGAATTCCTTGGCAATTACATGTTGATTGATGCAACGGTTGTGCCTCAAGATGATGTGATTAGTGAGAGTGAAAGTCAACCAACTTCTCAATCCACTGAAGATTCCCTTGGTGACATTGAAATATATGATGCACAAGGTAACAAAGTTAAGGTTTCAGAACTACCACCTCTTTCTGACCATTCTTCAGATAGTCATCTCACAACAATCACAGAAGAATCGCAGCGTAGTAGCAACTACACAGATGAAGTTTGTAAGTATTCCATCCAAATCCATGGCGATTATACTGAAGCCCTGGACATTAAACTTCTTGAACACTCTATTGATGCACAATTTGTAGCTTCACCAACGGAGTATTGCATTGTAGGATGTAGTGATTGTAAACAAGCATTGGCAATTGATGATTTAAATTCCCAATTCCCACAATCCCCTGAACCATCTATTCAATCAGATGAGTTTGATCATATTGATGTTAAAATTGAAAATTCAAACTACCAGCTTTACATCACTCCTGATAGTGATACTATCAAACAATTTGACACTTGGACAGACTTACCACAATGTCATATTACTACCAAAATTGACTCATTAGACATAAGTCTTCCTACAATAATTTGTGCAGCAATACCATCATATGCACACATTATTTATAATACCCTCAAAAAGAGAGGTTTTAAACAATTAACAATTCATAAACATGTTATCCCAAATGTACCATCAACTGACAATCTGGAATTTCACCAATATTATAAGTCATTTGGCAAACCTAGATTTCTTGATGTATTAAGCTCTCAAACTGCTTATATACACTATAAATCTGCCACTGACGAAATTTCTTATACAGGTGACATGCAATCTGCTATAACTACCTATCTTAATTCTCACGATCTCCCCTACTCCATTAACTATCGTATCATGGCCAATCACGTTTGGATTTCACCAAAGTATGATAATGCCCCGATTGAATACAAAAATGTATTAAATGGATTAGACCAATGCACACATGGTAATGTTGCTGTCAAAGTTGCCACCATGACAAATGGAACTTACTATAATATAGTCTACACTTCTAGCTATGTAGCTATATATTTTAATGATGTGCTTGTAAAAGTTTTGTCGAAGGATACTGATAGTTATGTATGTGAACAACTAACCCTCCTCGCTAAATCTGATCTTAACACTCTTGATCTCGTCGCCTTTTATGGTGTAAGTCGCCCATCTAACTTCCCATATCACTGGTTACTTCTTGCTGTACTGTTCTTTACTGTACCCTTTATGTACATTCTTGGAATAGTTGCACTTATGATGATTACTTCTTTTATGTATAAATTCAAATATAAAATTGTAAATCAAGCTGTTCAATGTTATAGCAACCTACGTGGCTGTATTACCACCTCTATTGGCCCTCATGTTCGCTACAACTATAATAAAATTTCGCGAGTTGTAGACATTGCATTTGCTAGCATTTCTTCACTCTTTTTAGTCTTAATAGTAAGAGCTATACACTACGATACAACTGTCATAAAAACAAATAAACCAGCTTATCATACAATGTTTCAAACAATATTGTCAGCTCTTCATATAATACCATCTTTGAATGAATACACCCAAGCACTAACACTTAAGAGCCTTTGCTCAGGTGTATTGTGCCGTATTGGTAGACCGTATAACCATCATTTTCTTGATGAATACGTAGCCTACAATACTGTAAAATCAATGGGTGCGACAATGAGTTTTATTAAAACGATACTTTCCTATACACCAATCACCATTTGGTTTAAGGGATTTAATTTGGAACTTTGGCAACTTGTCTTGTTGAACCTGACTTTTTGTATTGCTATTTGGTATTGTACTCTTGCATCTAGACCGTGTTGTAAGGCTACTGGCCCATATTGTCCCCGGCATGCTAATCTCACAAGGACTACATTTAGTTATTGTGTAGATGGTAAACAATACTATTTTCAAAACACTCGTACTAAATTTTGCACCCGCCATAATTGGTGGTGTGACCATAACGGCCATCATATCTTGCCTAAGCCTATTGCTAATGTCATCCAAGATACTTATAGTATTCAGAATGGAGCAATTAAAGGCGACGACTATTACCAGTTCATTAACACCTCTGGTACTAAGCCTCTTCCATCAATTGGCAAAGATTATAATAGTGAGCTTGTTTACCACGTAAACCATCTTTCTTACCATACTTGGACACATTTGGCTGCCTACTATGCTTTTACAACCGGAAAAATTGTAAAAATTGCAACTGTTGATGTATCTGATTGTACAAATGAACCTGTTTCATTTACTCATAATTTCAAAGATTTTCTTAGTGGATTAATTAATATAAAGTATGTAGAGTACGTTAGTAGAGTTAAAATTTCAGATCGTAATGTAATGCATATTAACATGTTCACCCAACTCACTACCCAAGAACAAAACGCAATTAATAGCTATGTATCCCAAACAGGCGATAAATTGAATTTTACCAATATTGAGTATGATGATACCTATGATGGTATGATACCCCTTGAATTTGACATTCCAGGCCCGTCTATCCCATTCCATACCAAAATTATAAATATTGATTCTTATGGTGCTCTTGTGTCGGATGCTGTGCGCAAAGCTTCTCAAAACTCCGGCTTTCGCATGTACAAGGCTCGCGATTACAGACATATTACAACTAAAGTCTGGTATTGCTATTTTTCAGCTGCATTTATTGCTGTTTTAGCACTTATTATCGCATTAACACCAAGTATAAGGTACAATGGTTTGTATGCTGGTCTGAACCCATCAGGACTTAGCTGCCGAACATGCCCACTTTACTTTCATGACACACCCATTGGCGAACCTGTTGCTTTAGCTGTAGGGAATCCTATCCAAGCCTACTTGCAACATAATGGTACTTATCTGTTTACTAAAACCAGAACAGTACCTTCTAAAACTGAATGCACAATGCCAAAATATCACCTCTACCAACACTCCACTCCCCTTGAATGTGGTGGTTACTTCCCAACTGTTGTTGACCTTGGATTTATCCAACTCACTTTCATGTTACATGATGGATTGTACCACACTCCACATGGATCTTATAACATCGAAGATCCTACCACATGTATCACTCTTATGGGCCAAACGCACTGTCATATTACCCCAATGCAGCTAACCCCAACTAAATTCACTATCTACCTCACCCTTCTCTTGGCAGCACTTATTTTTGTGCTCTACTTGTATATGCGGTGTTTGAAGATTTTTGGTGTTTATACTTATGATGTAATGCAACTTTGTTGTATACATATTGCTGTCGTAATTGCTTATTGGTTTATGCCTCTTGCGGCTGTTATGGTGCTTGTTGCTGCTAGTTTTGCTGTTACAATTAAGCCATTCATATTCTATGGCTATGTCTTCTTTGTCATGTCCTTTATATGTGGTTGTCCTATTTTTGTGATAGCTTTGTACTTCCTTATCTTCGCTACTTACTACTATTATAAATATGCTTTGTCTAATACTGGCGTTTCTATTGGCTGTGATGGAGTGGTCTTTTCATCCAATTATTCTGCTGTCGCCACTTCAACTTTCTTTGTAAACCCTACTGATCTTTACAAAGTGTCTGTTGCAACTGGAAAATCTATTGCTGAAATTGTTCAATTGTCAAAGGGAAATCTTTCTAAACCAGATTGTAGTCTTGCCTATAATCTGTGTAAAGCCCATACTGAAAATCGTACTATTTTGTATGAAGGGACTGTGAATTCATTGCCAGTTCGACTCCAATCCATCATGCTCCGCGTTAGCGATGTTGTTATACCACAAGCTACACGAAACATTGTTACCATTGTGGAAAATGGAGAAGTTGTTGGCCATGGTATTTATACAACACCTACTACTGTGTTAACTGCTCGCCATGTCCCAACTGCAAATAGTCAAATTCAGTTTGAGGGAAGAACAATCCCAATTTTGAAGATTAACGAAATTGGCTTTAATTCTACTTGCATTACACCACCCCAATCTGTCAAAGAAGTTAAAATGAGTACTCTTGAATACAGTTATAAGAACAATTTGTCCCACTTTACTACTGCCAATGGAGTAAGGTATCATTCCATCTATATGTCTCCATCAGGTCATATTCCCTTCGCAGACACCTTCCCAGGTGAAAGTGGTTCTCCTATTTTCTCTGGTAATGTACTTGTTGGCATCCATCAAGGCATTGTAAATCAAGGAGGTGTGCATGGAATTATTACAGACCCATTTGGAATTCCCTACGATCCTAAATTTCATGACACTCATGGTACAGTCGGCCCAGTTGTACTGTCTGCTAACCGCCATTATGAATCTTTCAATGTTAACAAAGCCCCTATCGATCTTGTTACATTTGATAAGCAATTGGCTGAAGTTACAGAGTTGTATGCTGCTAAGCCTCTATTTGACACATTTGACCGTACTTTGTACACTGGCACCCAAGCTGTTGATTTATCAGACCTTATCCACCATCTTAAAACACACGGTATCATTAAAAATTTGAGTCTCCCTTCTCTCCAATCCTTTAAATCAAGCTACTTCTCACTTAGCTTTACTAATATTTTTAGTATGTGGCTGGCCTTATGTTATATCCTCCATTATACATTTTCTGATACTGCTGAAATTTATGATATTGTAATGGCTGTTACTCTAGGCTTAACTATCACTGCTATTTTCCGCTTCAAAAATGCCCTCTTTACAATCACCTCTGGTTCTTATATAATTAATAAAATCCATGTTTTCATTGTATTGTACATCTCTTCAATCCTCAACTCTAATATGGAAAATCTCCATTTTAACTTGTATGATGGTATTTTGATATTTTTTATCTTTGCATTTATCGTGTACAAATTGTATAATAGCTTCCTCCAAACTGTAACAGTCGTAATTGGCTATGGTGTTTATCTTTGCTTTTACCCATTCACTGCAATCTCCCTAGCATATGTAATCTATATCATAATTGCCCCTGCTTCACTATTTACTGCTTTATCACTATACATGCTACAAACTCCATTTGCTTATTATTGGATTTGTGTTAATCTTGTATTATCTTTGCGAATCGTCTACCCAAAATGGCTTCGTAATAGTTATGCTAACTTGACCTGTGATGTCCTCCTTGTACCTCACCAATATTTGTGTAATTATGTGTCTTTGACTGGAAATTATCCCAATTATGTACAATGTTTCCTTGCAACTCTGTTCTATGACAACGATGATGTAGTAAAGTTTAGACCCCAATCAAGCCGATTTTATATTAACACCATTCTCGGACTTGAAACCAAAACTAATAATGTTGAAAGAAAGAGTGCTGCTATGATGTCATCTGATGAGGATAAGCAATTGAATTTTCTTTTGGAGGCTCTTTACAACATATCTGGCCATCAACTTCAATCTAAAAATTTCCTTGACTGGGTATCAACTGTTACTGAAATTGAGACTTTAACAACATATCTCAATCAGAATGGAGACAGTGAAGATAAAGATCTCAAGAAAAATTGCAATATTGTAAAATCCCGTATTGCATTTCTTGAAGCTCAAGAACGTAAATTCCTTAAGCAAATTGAGTTGATGCATCAGGATGAAGTGAAGTCTCTTATAAGAACAGAAAATGTACTGAAGTTATCTGGTATGTTGAAAAATGCAGTTGAAAGACTTGTTGAATCTGCTAATCTCCAATACCGTAAACTCGGATATGGAATTATTGCAGCTTCTACAGCACGAAACCCAAGTGTATTGTCTATTATGAACAAGGATGCTGATGTCTCTGTTATTTTTGGTGATGATAATGTAATACTTTTTAATAATGAAGATGACGATTCTGTTTCTCAACCAATCCTATTCTCAGCCCTTAAAAACAATGCTGGAGACCCCATAACAAATGAAAGTGAATATTCTAATTTAAAACCATCTGATTACCCCTTATTGGCTCATCTCATAACACCTCTCCCACAACTCCAAGCTAATGTTGGTTATGTGGTTGATGAGTCTAATATAAAAGTTACGATTAATGGTGTTTCTTACAAAAATAAACCAATTCTAACATTTACAGATGTGCCCTCCGATATGATCATCATGGCTGCCAATAAACAATTATATTGTAAAATTGAAAACCAATGTCCTCCAGCTGTTATGCTTAAAATATGTGAAGCAGCTCGTCACTACCAATTCATCGCTCAGTCTCTACGTCTAGGCGGCATTCCCAATGCCACTGTACACGAGGCTATTTCTGACCTACCTTTACGTACTGAAGGTTACATCACATACGTAGGTGAATCTATCTGTCAGGAGTGTTGTCTTGGAATAGCATCCCATAATTGTAAAGTTTCAGGCAAATTTGTCCAACTCCCCTCCAAATATGCTGCCAACCCCATGGGATATTTCACAACTCACAAACCATGCATTCATAATAAATTCGATCATGAGTGCGAAAAATTTGCTGCCCAAAAGGCACATGGCCACCACCATCAGGCCTCAAAACCCAAACTCACTGCTGCTGAACGGTATCTTGCCCTTAAACAGCAGTTAAAAAACTAATTTCGTCTGTTACAGACCAGGTTGTAACAGACCTTCATCCGAATGGATTCCAAATGAAATCCTGGTTTCAATTGGATTGTAGCCCTGAAATTGACATAGAACCCCATTATGTTAGCGTGAATAACCAAACGCTTGGAATATTCAAACTACATAAAATGGCTACAACTCCATTGCTCATTAACAACGAGCATTACACAATAAAAGCACTTACTAAAGAAGCTGCTGAAAAAGAAATGAAATATTTTAATAGATATAAAAATTCCCTCCCTATACCCAATCATCAAGTAATCGATGCTCCTAACAACTGCATCTTACTTAGAGGGCCCATGCACAAAAATTCGATTGGCGACTATGTTTACAAATATTTTATGGCTGAGGAATCAATCGACATTGATAAAGGGCGACCTGAATCACTCATTGAAGAACAAGCAAAAATCCGTGCCATTTTTACTGATAAGGTCTTTGACAACCTTGCTACCATTTACAGTAATGATCATATTGTTGGCGTAATATCCCTCGACAATATAGATTGCAATGGACAATTGATGGACTTTGGTGATTATGACGATGCATTCCCACCTGAACATAATTTGAAACAACAAGCCTATGCGGATTTTTGTAATTGGTACTCTCAATTCATGCTCCCCCCAAACAAACACTTTGCTGATTGGTTTCCTATCAATTTTCCTGATTTGGTACAAAAACCGTGGCTGGAAAAATGTCTAGCATTGAATAATAACATCCTCAATGCTACATCTAAAAGTACTGAGTTGTTTGTCGACACTAATGCCGCCATAACACACTCTTATAACAGCCAATTATTCGGTTATATGAAAATTGACCATGAGAAAATACAAAAACAAAATGATATTCTTCAAAACTTATATCTCCTCCAAGACCCTGCTATTCGCGCTGTTAACCCTGTGCTTTCTGCTTCTAACACTATTACTCATCTTAAAGAGCAGACTGTTAAGCCAACTGATGCAAAACCTGTCTTCTATAATGTTGACACTTATGAAGATCTTACCAATCGAGGACTCGATTGTGATAATGCTCTGAAGTATGGCTACTTTCAAGGCTCTGATGCTAATGTTCGTGCAGATTTTAACTACTACACTTACCAAGGCAACCTCTTCCTCCAACCTCATATTCTTAAATTTCTCTACGAACGCACTCTTAAAGACTTTGCCACTACTGCTACTGACGCACGATTTGGATATGAAGACTGTAAACCTAATAAGTCATCTCTTGGTCCCGCTCATGATCTGTTGAGGGGTATCAAACAAGATGTGGTTTACCAAGCATTACCAGAGAATATTATTGACGACATTGTCAACCTTGCTAAAGAAACACCACTAGTCTTCACTACAAAAGTCAGTGATAAATTTGCTCTGACTGCCAAACCACGTGCTCGTACTATTGCTGCTTGTTCTATGTTTGCTTCTACACTTTTCCGAGCTTGTCACAAACCAATTACAAAAAATTTTGTCAAGGTTGCACAAGAAGGTGATGTTCATTGTTTAATAGGCGTTTCAAAATTTTACCACCAATTTGACGCCTTTATAAGAAAGAGGTATGGCAGTCTTGACAAATATAACGTCTTTGGAAGTGACTACACTAAATGTGATAGATCTTACCCTCTTATCTTCAGAGCTATGGCTGCTGCCCTGCTATTTGAATTAGGCGACTGGGATTATAATAATTATCTCTTCGTCAATGAAATTCAAGCTTTTATGCTCGACTTTGTCATGGTTGGCAATTCTATGTTCCAAAAACCAGGTGGTACATCATCAGGTGACGCTACTACTGCATTTGGTAATACCTTGTATAATCACATGGTCCATTTGTATGTACAGCTACAACATCTTGTCACCTCACCAGTCGACAAAAAGCATAGTATGTGGAAAGCTGCTGCAGTTCAACTCTGGCAAACTGGAAATTCTGAGAATTATTCTAACTACCTTGATTATTATAATTCTGAATTTTACCGCTTTAACTTTCTTTCTGATGACTCTTTTATTCTTACTCTAAAAGATCCTACTATACCTAATATTTTCAATACTGAAAACTTTTCTCGCAGATTAGAACGACTCATTCATACTACAGTTGATCAGTCAAAGGCATGGCAGGGTGATACAATCCATGAGTTTTGTTCAGCTCATATTGTTGAGGTAAACGGTGTATACCAATTTGTCCCAGACAAAGACAGAATCATTGCAGCCCTCCTGATAACAGGTAAATATCCTGACGTTGAATTAGATCTCCTGCGTACAGCGGCTCTGTTGTCAGAATGTGCTATTTACCACCGCATTGACCCTGCTTTCTGGAATATCCTATTTAAACACTTTACAAAGAAGTTTATGGATATGAAAATAAAATTTGGTGTATCCCAATTGCCGGACATTATGGCTGACGAAAGTTTCTATCTTAAAATGATAGAAAAAGATGGTGAATCGAATGTAGACATCTTGATAGACGCACTTGGCTTTGCCCCTAAAACAGCTCTTCAAAAAGCTGCCTCTAATACAACAGTTAAAACATGTTACTGTTGTTCTAATATTACTGTATCTGTTTGTATGAGTTGTCCTGTCCAATATCCTCTTTGTGCTTATTGTGCCTACACCCACTACTGTCAAACTAAACATTTAGTCACTCACCTCCCAAAATGTACTCACCCTAATTGTGGCGAAAATGATCCTGCTTGTGTAAATTTTTGCAGTGATGCCCATGGGCTTTACACCCTATGTGAAGAGCATAGTGTAGGTTTTTCATTACCAACACTTGACCATAATCATGCAGTGCTTCGCATACCATATGCATCCTCCTGCGTTTACCAACATAATGATGTTTCTGCCCTTTCTCTTACAATTGAGAATGCAACAAAAGGTGATTATTTTGCATGTGATGATACTAAATCTCTCAATTATAACAAAATCCTCTTAATACACCATTCTAATATTGCAAATGAATATTCCCAACAATTAGACGTTATGTGCAATTATGATGTCTTAGATGTAGCCAATGCAACAGTATCCATTAGAACTATCAATGGACAAGATCCTGCCTACGGTTTCACAACTTATTGTAATATTTTGGACTCCAAAGGTAATCTTGTAATTAAATGTACTGTTGACCCTCTTGGTAATGGAAATTATAAATTGTCATTTATTGAACATACTAATAGATTTGTAAAATTTTCAAAAATTAGAAGAACTCCCCACGATCAAAGACTAATTCCACTCACATCTTTTGACATATTAAAAAATGCCCACTTCATACTCGGACCACCAGGAACTGGAAAAACAACATATTTTATAAATAACTATTTCAACCACTGCACTGCTTATAATAAAGTTGTGTATTGTGCACCCACTCATAAACTGATTCAGGATATGGACTCATCTCTCGGGTTAAGGGACGATGTTTCTGTTATTACTAGTAAACATAACAACAGAGTTTACACTAATAAACAGAATTCAACTGATGCTAATATCTTCTTAGGAACTATAAATGTCCTACGACCAGTTCGCGGCTCAATACTCCTGATTGATGAATGTTCATTGTTGACTCCAAATCAAATCCTTGAAGCTGCTATGAGTGTCCAACCATCTAAAATAGTTATTGTTGGTGATCCATTCCAACTCTCACCCGTGTTGCCTAACCCAGTTTTTGCATGGTCTTATAATAATTTTTATCTGAACCAATTCATCCCACGCCAAAATTCTTCTGTCCTTTCATGCTGTTATAGATGTCCTTCTAAAATATTTGACTCTTTCGCTGCACCTTACCGCAAAGCAGGTATTACATTCTACCCTCATGCGGAAGGCGGTGAATTTAATCTGATCCCTACTCACTTCGGTTATAACAAAGATAGAATTGATGAGAAACTCCTCCTCAAATTGGCAGAAGAGTATGATGTTGTGCTTTCAAATTATAAAGCCGCATCCATTTTTGGAGTAAATCAAGGTTATACTAACATCATAACCATCGACTCTGCTCAAGGATTAACAAAAAAATCTGTTGCTGTATGTTTATTTGGTCACACTAATTTCACCAAAGTCATAAATAGACTGATTGTATCATTCAGTCGTGCCACGCACAAATTAACTGTTCATGCTGATAAAACTATTTGTGATTATTTAGAAGAAAATCTAATTGTAAAAAATGTCTTGCAACATAAAGAACCAAGCCCATCTAAAGTCGACCTTGAATATGTTTCAAAGCATATTGCGGCTACAGGTGTGTGTGATATCGAATTTTACCATTGTAAACATCAAGGCCTCCCAAACCATCTTGGCCTCGGTGAAATTACGATATACACTTCAAAATTTAATACTCAATTTATTAGACCTCGTTATATCAAACATGGTATTGACGAAGAGTTAGACAATAAAAACATATTCACCCAAGGACCTTGGCGTTATATGATGAAGAAGCTTCCTACACCATCTCAAAGTGAAACTTCTGTTTCGCTACTGCTACATCATATTAACTTGACTACGGATTTGACTGATTCTCCTTTCATATTTTGTCTTTTTAATGGTCGCAGTGATATTACTGCTTTACAACAAATTATTAGCAACCACCCTTCTACGTGCACTTTTTGCAATCGTGACGCAAGGTTCTTGACATCTCACTACCCAGTTTGCCAACAGCATGTTGAACAGTCTGATACTTTAACTCATATTGTTACACCAAAGTTTTATGACTATGTTAGCCATGTAAATTTGGTTAACACTCATTCACAAGTTTGCTCCATCAATCATGGTACAGCTCACTTGTCTAATGTTGACGTCATAATGACATCTTGCATTTTGGGAAAGCAGTTAGAGTCTATTGTACCGATGACTGAACACATTATTGGCTGGAATAAAGTTGGTTATTCTACGTTAGACAAATACAATCGTCTATACGGCCAACATTTATTTTATAAAAATTGCAAAGTGGCACACCCTCATAATCCTAGCCCAACTCTTTGCCCACCATCTAAGACTCACAACTCTGACTATATACTCAAACCCCCTGCGATCCCTTACTCTTGCCACCCAACTTCCAACCTTCACATATGTACTTCTTGTATACAACACTATAAAGAATTTCTTATGACTCAAGCTGAACTTTTGGATCTTGGCTATGAATATCACTCTTCCCCAATCTTGCAAAAACTTAATTCTCGACAACGAGAACTTAAAATGCAAGCTGAACTATTTTCAACTGATGATGGTAGTATGGTAGTTTATGTTAACAATAACTTCTGTCCCTATTACCTCTCATTAGATCAAACTATAAAAAGATTGTCTTACCTTGGCTCCTATCCGCTACCAAAGAAATCTGTTCTCGTCGGGCTCGGCGTCACATGTGGGTATGAATGTGTTATACCGGATCTTCCATGCTACGACAGATTGGATGAGATTAAACCTTGGGACATTGTCTTGACTTATACTGAGCTTAACATCCCTAATAAGCAAGTTGTATTGTCACTAGGTCCACCAGATAAAAAGCATGACTGGCATAGTTCACCAACTGCTGCAGTATGCCTATCACGAACAAACCATCCTTTCGTGAATAAATCTGGTCGTCCATCATTCTGGCTTAGAACTGTCGGTTACACAGTCCCACAGACTCTTTGGTCAACTGGTAGAATTGAGAATGATGATCATGAACAGTTTGAAGGTGAAGGCATTTTCAATGCTCATATTGATCTTGGTGAATGGTCTAATACGTCTTATACTATCGGAGGTAATCATATGTTCCCATCTGCTTTTAAGGATACCCAATATAAAGAAGTTTACCCTAATGATAGACTCCCCACTCACACCTTCGACATCGTCAAAGGATTAGGCATCAAGGCCCTGTGTTCAGTCATAGATGTTAAAACAAACGACTTCTATGCACTGTTACACACAATGATAAATGAAAAGACCATCTCATTGAAGTCCACTATTTACATTGATTTCCAACCAATTCCAATTATGATCTGGGCCAGTGAGGGAACTATACTCACTGCATATACTCAAGCTGGTGGTCGTGATGTGAAAAACACATATTACTTACCAAAAGATGATTATGTTGAATGGAAACCTTCACCAATGATAGTCCCTGCTGAAATCCCTAGACCTCAAGGATACCATATAGCAAACCATAAGCTCAACCAAACCAATAATATAACAAAATATGTTCAAATTTGTAGCTATATGAATGACAATATTAGACTCCCCCCTAGACCTCGTGTACTTGATTTAGGTGCTTCTTCTGGCTGTACTCATGACTATCTTCCGGTTGGTGGTATAATTCTGGAGCATTTCTTCAACCGCCCAATCGACCATTACGATATTGTACCAGTGCACTCACGATTAAACACCAAATCTGGTAAGTATGATCTCATAATATCAGACATATTTGTACCAGGTGAGGATGCTGCCAATAATACTCCACTCCTTCAACAAACGATCAATGAACATCTTGGTCTTGGTGGAACAATTATCTGGAAATGTACAAGGCGTAATTTCTTGGAAGGTATTTGTGGAATTGCTATGTCTTTTGGTGAACTTTCTTTCTTTACCCCACGTTGTAATGTTGATTCTACTGAAGTTTATGTGTGTTTTAAATACTATTCTGGTTCAGCCACTATGCCCCCACCTCTCGACTATGATATGCTAAGAACTATTGCTTATATCAGATCTAATTACTCTCTTATGGTACGTGATTCTGAAATCCCTCTCCAATTCAAAGCTAAGGAACACCCCATTGCTAATGTACCAATCCAACTTCTCCCTAAAATGACGGAAAAGATGTGGAAAACAGGACGATTTAGATGTATTACTGGCTAGTGATACTAATTCCAACTGTCCTATCTGCTAATTATGATGACTGGGATAAAAACATCTGTCCTCCTAATCGAGAGACTTTTCCAGCATCTGTTAATGATTACATATCTTTGTCTAATTGGCTTGAGGGTTCTGGCTTTTCTTCACAACCAATCTTTGGCATGGACTCTTTTACTAATTATCGACTCCTTACAAAATACCCTAACAATTTTCCAATTGCTACCTACCAAATACAAAATATTACTATTAAAGGCGTCATCAACCCACCATTAAAGAAAAACCCTGATATGCCATTTTCTAAAATTCGGCCTCAAGTAGCCTACCCTAACCTTGACTGTTCCCAATCGCAACCATATGGCTTAAACTTAATGAAAAGATGTGGAAAGTGTTATCACATAGACGAATGTTTATTTTGGGCTATGTATAACTGTTCGGTCAGAGGTGATGATCTAAAATGCAAACGTACAACCAAAGCACCTGAAACACATTTAAAATATTATTCAACAATGCAGTATTATTGTTTCAAAGGTCGACTTGCATTATCACCGGTTGGTAACAATGAAAAAGTTTTTGCTACTGTAATTGATAAAAGGTCCCGCTATACCCCAATCTTTTTCAAGACTAAAAACTGTCTCGGAACTAAACTTGAACCTGTTTCCTATGGCTACTCTAGCTACTTTATTCCTAATACTCCTAAACACTTTATATTTACTTTTCAATGTAAATGTGACAATCATTGTTTAATGTATTTTTATGCTACTGTGTATGTTGTGCTTGCTGATGATGTAATTGTTTACGATAAATATGGTTATACTAGACATCCTATCGAATCATACGTCGCCCAATTGGATGCAAAAGCTGAAAAATTCCCATCAGACGCCTATGGATTTTTGTATAACGATGATAATACCACCTTCGCCAATAACCATTGGAGGTCATACACCTTTAGGTCTAAACTTAAGGTTGTTACCTATGGTTATCCTGGCCGTTATACATCACCATACATCTATTGTGTCGACTATATTCCTAGTGATGCTGTTTTACCGTGTGAAACATCCAATCAGAGCAATTACGTATTCACAACACAGCATGGCAAATTTGCTTACCAAGATGAAAAAGTTTACACTGACCCTATCTTCATAACACCTCAGCTTACTATACACCCTACTCTTAATTCCCATCAAACTCCTGATGGTTGGCTATTTAATGGATCATTCGCTCCTGGTAAGTTTCTAAACCCTGATGCTCTACCTGATCTTACTGATTATCAATCTAATGACTACTGCTTTACTGACTCTTTCACCCCAGCGGTTAAACTTATAACAGTTCCTAGAATACAACCCATCGAATCACTATCTTGCCAAAATCTTTGCAGAGGGCAGTCTAGTACATCGAGTCAAACACTCTGTACAACGGCTGAATTATCATCTCCTCTCATGCAACAATGCTACTCAATTGTAGCACAGATTAGAAAGCTATCAGGCTCAAAGTTCAAAGGTAATGAATTCATTCCTACCTCACAAATAGTAAACAGAACTACCTTTCGAACTATAAAAGATTTTGACCCTAAATTGTTCGTATCGAACATTAAAATCCAAACATTTAAAACTCATAACCAGATAAGTGATCGATTACGTATTTTCCAACATATGTTTGATGTATCTGACCCTTCTTACGGCCAATATGCTGTTCCAGTTGGTGATTCATGGTCTAATATTTTAGGAGTTTTCAAGGAAGGAATGTATAACCAGGATCGAGATATGTCATATATGGCAGCCTTCCCTTGGCTAACAGCATGGCGTTTTGGCAGACAGATTAATGCATTAAGCTATTCCATCTCCACGCTAATGCAGGCTTACGACGGACTAGTTGCAGATTTAAACACCAATCTCATGGTCCTACAAAATGCAATAAAGCAATCAGCTGATCAGGTCGTTTTAAACTCCAGATATATTAACCAACTCGCTGACACTCTTTCAGTCTTTTCTCACAACACTCACCAAAATCTTGTGGCTTTAAATCTCCACCTTTCTACTGTTGAGTACATGAGTGCCAAACTATCGCAATTTTCAATCGTACTCGCTTCTCTTGAAAATGCATTACTCGATTATAAAATCCAACTCCAACTCCTTAACCAAAGAACTGAAAATTGTAACAGAGGCGTTGAAAGTTGCATGCCATTTCCAGGTATATATCTTGCACATCAACGATTAGACACACCATCTCACCACATCCTGTTACTCTCATATATGAAGCCAAATTGTGAACCCTCTCAGATTGATATGTATTACTGCCAGGATAATGTAACATATGTAGCACCTTACGGTTGTCAATTCATCAACCGAGAGTTAGAAGTTATAGCACCGAATGCAACTTGTGATACACCGATCAAATTGCTCGGTTGCACTTATAATCAAACTTCACTCTTTATGATGTCCTTCGTTACAAGACCATTTACGAAGTTGACTCCTCAGGAAGTGCCGTTACATATCGTGAACTATACTGACCAGTTGAAGCCTATTGATGTTGAGATTTTCCAAGCTAATATTACAACTACCCTCCACGAAATAAAACAGATACAAACTCTCAGTGAATTCGTAAATAACACTGATCAAGCATGGTTAGACAATGTGCCTGAGTATGGTACTCCTGGCTGGTCTATTTGGGATTATTTAAAATTGGCAGGTATTATATTAGCTGTAATTATCATCCTTCCCATTATAATTGGATTTTTGAGCTTATGCCTTTCTTGTCTCAAACTTATCAAGAAAGTAGCCTAACTAAAGAATAATGCATATTCTACTGCTTTCATTCCTATTCACCCCACTGTTTGCAGAAATACGTGTGAAGCCTCCATATGCACCTTTCGTTACACAAGGTTGTTTCACTCCAACTCCAACGGAGAATCCAGTCCCTGCTACTGGTTTACTTGTTACTGACCAATCAACTACATTTTACGGTTTAGACCATCTCATGTGTTCAGATTTCCAACCACTGCACGAGCGTCTACGAAAATGTGAGCTTGTAACAAATCCAGCTAATGTTGATTTTGGCCTAGCATCCAATCTTGTTGTACCATCAACTACTGGTAATTTAACCAAACCTATTTACAACAAAACAGTTGATACTATCATTCTATTTGAGGGTTCATCTATTGGATTCACACCAAATATGCACAACTTCCTCCCATTCGGCCGAAAATTTTACAGACTATTCTACCCACTCCTCACCAAATACAAGACAATCGTCCAGACATCTAACAGTACTAATCAAATGCAATGGACTGATGGCCGTCCTACTACTAAAATATACCCACCCGGTTTAAAACTTCTTACTGTATGCTTTACTACACCTAATGTACATCAATCACCCTCTATTAAAATTAGAGTGCTGATGGATGGTAAAGTACAATTTTCTGTCTTCTCCGCTAATGCAACTGTTGACATCCCACCTAAATATTCTTGCAGGCCATTTTTAACTAACGGTGAAAATCTTACTATCTCCCTACCTAAAGGTAAATTTATTAAAACTTATGGCATTTCATATTCCTATTACACTTTTTCTAATCCTGGTAATAATTTGTTGCATGTGGTAGCTCAGTGTCGTCAATCATCTGACGTTTGCACGTTACAAACTAAAGCTTGTCAGGAAACTCCTAATTGTCTCGCACACAATCTAGGACCCTTTGATCTCTCTTCTAACATCGAAGATAATAACAAGCTATTTTATGACTATCTTATACAGGCTAACAAGGATTCTATCTGGTGCGCGTATAATGGCAAACAATATGAAAACACTGGCTGCATATTCAACTCTACTTATTACACTCCTTTCATCTCAAATTCTCCTTATAAAGTATGGACACAAATTGAAAATGGTGAAGCAAAACCACTCGATCGATTTAATAAGATCTTGGATAGATCTCGATCTTGGTCAGTCTTTGATATAGACTATAAAAGCTTCGATGCATACGATCCACTCATCGCAATGTTAGAACACGAAGGATTTCGTTGGGTTGGCGGTGATTTGGTAAAAGATAATGTCACCTTGGCATCTAGTATTAGCCATGCTTATTCAAAATTCCCAACTATCACAGTAATATTATGTATTGTAGTAGTGCTATCAATCATATCATTCGGCTTATCATTACTGTGCTCTGCCAAATTACAGAAAACTTACAGGACCAACTAAAGAATAATTTGATGTCACTGCTTTTGGATATCTTCTTTAAAATCCTCGCTTTAATCATCTTACACCAACTACTCTCATTCTATGTTCAGCGTGCTGAGGCGGTACCTCTTGCTACAACTAACACAAACTTTCCAAATCCTAACCAAATGGATTTCAGGAATGATGAAGGACTGGGTATGGTCATCGACCCCGATACTTACCAGCGATATTGCTGTGTGCGTGATACCTTCGGACCCAATTGTTATCAACTAAATGGATTTGAACAGTGCATTATCGCGTCTCCATCAGTTCCATCATGATATGGTTGAACGCATAATCCCTCTTGATCAAGTAGTACAGGTTGTAGCCTATTGTCTAGTGCTCTCTGTTATACTACGTTCAGTCCTTTATAAATGGCCAGGTCTCATCGCTATGCCCTTCATGACTATGATTTATAATCTCGTTGTTGTTATCCAAGTTGTATCTCTCCTTGCTGTATTCTTCTTACTGCCTCAACCTACAAATGCTTTACAAAAATTCATGCTTGCTTGTGTTATCATTATCACTATAATCGTGATCTTGCATATTTTGTATAAAGCTACAATGTTCATCTACTTCTTAATCAAGTTTAGATCTTTCTCTATCGCAGTCTCTGGTGCCCATACCCTCGTAATTGATAATAGATGTTACCCTTTTCATCATGACACTGGTTGTATCGTATTTAAGAAAGGAATTGAAAATGGAGATACCATTTATACTTGGGGCGATGTTGTACTACCTACCGCACCTAAAATGGTTACATATTGGACATGGAATGGAGGCACGCATTATTCATATGCTGCCCAAGCAAAGCAAGGAGATTGTACTTTCTTTATACGGACTAAAGTGCTTGATGGTAGGAAAGTCTATTACTCCACCATCTACTAAAGAATAATAAAATATGGTCTTACCCTCTATGTTGAACCCACAAGCGCCGGCTTTTCAGCCCCAATCTGGAGTTCCATTACCAATGTATCTTAATGTTCCTAGACCCCAAAGACGCAGGCGTCGCCGAAATCAGAATCAGCGCAGACCCCGTCAAAATCCACCACAAAACAATGGGCAAATTAAACAAGTCGCAAATGCACTTGGTACCCAAATAAACAAACTTGCTGTCACTGTAAATAAAATGCAGACAGAACAAAAACAACAAGCTCAGGCCCCTCAATTAAACACCGCCCCGAGCACAGCTGCCCCATCTCTCCTCGTAAAACCAGAGTCTGAGAATGATGTGAGGCTGCATTCACACAAAAATGCACTGGACTATATGTTCAGACATCTTACAAGAGTCCTACGTACCGGCTCTGGTTCCATCATCGGAGCTGCAGGAGAGATTGAAGTTAGGTTAACCTTCCCCTCCAATCAAGTTTCAACTTTTCCTGATCCCATCACCCTCATAAGAACTGGCTCATCCAGCCAAGCCTAGGGTGTCCCTAACAGTGTAGTCCGTAGCTATCCTGGACATACTAACCACAACCAACTAATCATTTGGATCATAATCAATTCGACCGATCATTTGCTTTCTTGTGAGTGCGCAGTAGTTTACCCCCAATGACTACGAAATCCGTCCGGATTAAATAAAAAGAAAAGCTTCAAATCAACTGTCTTAACAGTTGGTACAGGCGTAACTGCCTGTCCCTCTCATTAATACGAGAGGTTCAATCCTAGATGTTGTTCAAATACCACCAGTCTAGCCAGCCCTGTGAGGCTGAAGAAATTATACAACCAAATTTTACCACGTAATCGGAATCATACTCTCGAACGCATGCTCGAATCGTCATCGTCTCCTTGGAAACAAGTAGAGGCATATATGCGAGCTAGCGAGTAGATTGAGATATTTTCCGTGCGCAATGACGCAATCGTGAAGGCCTACTTAATACGCATAACCAGTTTTTGTTGAAACTTGAACTGTGATGCGTCCACTGCCACTTAACATCAGCCTTCGATGAAACACCATCATCGTCGACTGTCTGCTGAACTAGCTAATTGCTTAATCTGTCGCCCCAAAGACCGAGGTACCAGATGTGATAGCTGTTGATGTTAGACTATATTGGCTTAAGCAGTGAAGTAGCAAACGTTGCCCGTGCAACGGCCTGTCTTTACAGTGCGCTAACACCTCCGTTTTCAAAGTGTAACAACTTTGATGTAAATTCGTGAGAAGAGAATTCCCCTAACCACCATGGATAGCAGGGTAGAGTTCTTTACGATATGGGTCATGGTAAAATCGAACCATCGGTTGTGTAGTCTCCGCAAAATCTCGCGTTGGCATGACTACGAACAGTCTAGTTGAATGAAGTTCCGGAATCGGTCGACTCGTCAACGAGCAAGTAGACCACTTGCGCATTGTTGAGAAGCAAATAAGGTAAATCCCTACTAGAATGAAATTTTGCACTCCAATGAATGACTACCCGT